AAGAACAATGCTCCTGACTCAGCGAACCCATTCTTCCTCATGGAAGCCCGTAAGAACTTTGGGCGATCCGGTGGCCTCCAGTACAGGAACGCCTTAGCGTCACTCTCAGCATCTGCCACAGATCCTGCGAACCCTGTGCCATTCTCTGAGATTGCTAAACAGGCCGCTGAGAAGGTGGGCATGGATGCCTTCACATCAGACATCTATGGTGCTGCTGGGTTTGCCTCGGTTGCCCAAGAAGCCAACGCTGAGTTCAGCAGTAAGTTCCAAGCGGAGATGCTGAAGCGTCAGGAGTTCGTTGCTGTTGAGCAGACTCAGAACGGTATCGCTGAGGCTCTTCGTACCGCCGGTGCCAGTGGCTATGAATGGGACTCTAAGGGTTCCGTGGGTGTAGCCATGCAGCAGATGGTGGACAGCATCCACTTGACCACTACGGATCCGCTTATTGCTCGTAAGGTTCTCCTGGGTGGCTTTGAGACAGCGATCTCGCAGACCAAGGATGAGGCTGAAGTGGAGACCATGATGTCAGCCATGGGCAAGTTGTCCTTTGGTAAGGCTCAGATCAATCAGAACCCTGCCTTCTATTCAAACCTATTGACCATCAAGGATCAGCGGCTCAACGAGATTGCTGCTGAGGCAACCAGGAATGAACGGGTCTTTGACCAGAACATCCAACAGGGTGTCCGTGGGCTCTATGCCCTCGGTTGGAATGAGAAGGTCAGTGCAGCCATTATGGCTGGCAATGCTGAACAGGCGCAGCAGATCACAGAGAAGCTCCTCGATGAATATGTAACTAAGAATCCGGATATGAAGCCTGATGTCCGTGATGGGTTGCGTTCAGCAATCCAACTTAAGTTGAGCCCGCTGTTTGCTGCCGTTGGTGTGCAGAGAAACGCTGCTTCTGATGCAGAAACTCGGGACATCATGGATGCAATTGACGATGGATCAATCCCTGATCGCGGACTACTCCGTGACCGCATGACCAAACTACCTATCCAAAGCCAGATGATGCTTGATAGGCACTGGCAAGAGAATATTGGTGTGGTGCGTGGTGCTACTACGGCCTATGTCCAACAGAATGGCAAGGGGATCACCGCAAAGATCCTTCAGAGTTATGTCGATGCTGACATGGCTACCGGCAGGAATGCCAGTGGGCAACCCATGCTGCCTCCGTCCAAGATGGATGAAGCAAATGATCTAGAGACTGAGTGGAGAGCGGGTGCTAACGAACGCGTTAAAGCATTCGTGCGTGGTGATGTACTCGATGCAACCTCAGGGATGACCTACCGGGATCTCAAGGCTGCCTCAGGTGTTGAGGTTGCCAACCGAGCAGTCGTGGGGATTCTTGATGGCTACTACGACGGTAAGGTCAAGGAGCAGAACCAGGCTATGCGTGGCATGAAGGCTGCTACTGATTCCGGGGTAACCCTTGGCAAGGCTAAAGTCGCAGACCCACGCGAGGCATTCATTGAGGAAGTAGCAGTCAACCAAAAGATGACAGTCACTGATGCATTCGCTGCTGCCGCTGCTGCTGGTAGTGACTTGGGACAACGAGATCAGGCTTTCCTGCAAGTTGTCCAGGGTGAGGTTGATGCACTGTCTGATATTGCCCATGGCTTAGGTATGCGGGTTAATCCAAAGAAGAACCTACAAACATTGGGTGATATGTGGCGTGTCGCCAAAACGGAAGGGAAAGTGGGAGTGAACCGTGTAATTTTCGGTCCATTCACTAGCACTAGGGAATACACACCGGATCTTGTCCTACAGCAATATGGACGAATAAAGCGTTCAGTTGCTATTGGTCTCTCAGCCCAAGAGGTCATTGCGAACGAGACCGCTGATGGTGTCCCTGTCTTCGGTGTTGTTCTCCCCAACAAAGAAGCAGCAGTTGATTACGCATTCGCTGTTCCTATGTTCCGTAGTGAAGATGAACTTCGTAATCCGGAACTAACCAACAAGGTTATGGATTCGCTTGGGCTCACAGAAGCACTCCGCGCACCCTTCGTAGCCCGTCAGGCAGAGCTTGTCCGCTATCGAAGGGCAATGTCCATTCCATACCCCTATCTGAAATAATCAATGCCAACAACACCAAATAGCAGATACTTCAACGAGGATGAGCTCAGTGCCATCGTCAACGGTCAGGTATCTCCTCAGATGCCCACGGATCTCGGGGAACCCACTGATCCCGCAGCAGAACCATCAAAGCCCATCTGGGATACCTACGACACCATCAAGGCGGTCCCCCGTGGTGCCATCGATGCTGCCAAGGGTGTCTACAACCTTGCCGATTGGGCAACCATGGATCTCCTCCCAGATTGGCACACGAATCCACTGGGCACCAGCACATCATGGTCTGGTTCCATTGTGTCAGGTATCTCGCAGGTAGCCACAGGGTTCCTCGCTGCCGGGGGTGTCCTTGGGGCAGCCTCAAAGATCCCTGGTGCTGTAGGTGCCACCGCCGGTTGGTTGGGTGGAGCAGGGGGTGGTGCATCAGCTGCTATCCGGGGAACCTTTGTCAAGGGTGCCGTTACGGACTTCGCTGCCTTCGAGGGCAATGCAGGTCGCCTCTCTGATCTCCTGGTGCAAGCGGACAACCCTGCACTGAATAACGCCTTCACGCAGTTCATGGCAACCGACATGAATGACTCGGAACTCGAAGGCCGCCTAAAGAACGCCCTTGAGGGTGGCATCATTGGTGGTGCCTTTGAGGGAGTCATCGCGGGAATCAAGGGTTCCATGAAGGCTGTCAAGGAGATGAAGCGTCTACGGGCTGCTGGCAAGTCTGAAGAGGAGGCTGTGCAGGGTGCCATGCAGGTCGCCGGTAAGGATCTACAGGATGCTGCGGATGCTGCTAGTCGGGCTGAAGATGATTCCATGATGGCACAGCCTGAGGTTGCTCCTGTTGGTGACGCTGTGGCTGCCAAGGTTGCCCCGAAACCATCGCTCATTGATGCCTTGACTGATTCTGCTGATGATGTCCCACCAGGTTCTGCTGTGGACAACCTCGCTGCTGATGCGGCTCCTAAGAAGCCATCTACATCTGATCCTGCGTACCCGGTCAAGCGTGGTGCAGAAGCCATGATGGATCGGATTAACCGTGAGGCAGGACAGGGGGGCTCTATTACTCAAGAAGAGGCCACCATGATGACCTCTCTTGTCCGCCGGATGGGCGTAGATAACTTTGAGAGCATGGGCATCCGCTTCAGGAAGTTAGGTCCCAATCAGAATGGATCATTCTCCTTCACGCAGGATGTCATCAACATCGCCCGCCGCGCTACCACTACAGGTGATGCCAAGAGAACCTTCGTCCATGAAGTGTGGCACTCACTCACTGGGTACCTCGATGATTCCATGTTGGCTTCAATGAAGCGTGACTATGAGAAGGCTCATGTTGCGTTCTTTGATAAGCATGGCATCAGTCCCCGCGAGGCAACCGTAGATGGTGCTGTCTCCAAGACATTTAAGAAAGCTGTTCTCGATAAGAAGATTCCTGTCTCTGAGTGGTATCGCCTCATCAATATGGATGAGTGGGTTGCAGAGACATTGACTGATGCAACATTCTCGCGCCTCGCTCTTGAAGCAGATACCAAGTCGGTACTTGGCTTCCTCCGCTACTTCACCAAGAACACTCTTACTGAAGTCAAGGCGGTGTTCGGTGGTGCCAAGTACGACAAGCTGACTAAGGATTGGCTAAACGGTCGCTACGCGCTTGCTAAGGATTCTGAGTTCTACTTCGGTGCAGGTCGCCGTGCAGAGCAGCGTATGTATGGGCAGAGTGCTGCTGGTACTACAGCATTCGCGCCTCCGAGTGTGGATGGGATGCGGACTGTTGTTAATGACCCACCTTCGATGAAGGAACTTCACGATCTACACACTAGCGGAGCCGATGTAGCTGCCCTTGCTGCCCGTATCGATGAGTTAGAGAAGAAGGGTCTCATCAATCTGAAACCACTTCTTGGGAAGATCCCAGGGAGATCCGGGGTACCACCTACTCCCAATATGCTTGAAGAGGCAATCGTCGCCCTCCGTCAGTACGAGGCGAATCCCGATAAGTTTGCCAAAGGAACTCCTGCCACAAACGAAATCAACCGTATGACCGGCATAGCCTCGGTTAAGGCTGCTGTGGAGACAGGTGCGATCAATGCTGCGGAGGGGATTCAGTTAATGCAGCGTGGGTTAGTTACATCTAAACAGCTGGTTGACATGATGCCCTTCCTCGAAGGTCTCACAGCAGCATCACGCTACAACGCCCTACAAGCCATCCGTGCGCCAGGAGCAGATTCTGATGCTGCGCTCAGGGCATTTACTGAGATATTCAGAGCATCCGAGGGGATCAAATCAAACATAGGCAAGAGCCTTCAAATGTCTCAAGCCTTTAGTGATACGGAAACGATAGGTAAGCAGTTCCTTGCGCTCACGCCAGCGGAACAGCGGGTGCGTATGGAGATGATGGGCGACACTCTCCAATTACTTCTACTAGATCCCAAGACAGGCCGCCGTGCTGCCCAACTACTCACCGAGGGTTCCTATCGAAGTGGAATGCGTGTAACGGTTGAGATGTTCCGCAACTCGATCCTGTCGGGACCAAAGACCCTTGCAGTCAATGCTTGGAACGGCTTGCAGATGTTGGCAATGCCTCTTGAGCGGGCTGCTGGTAAAGCTTTGTCGGGTGATGCAGCGGGCGCAGGGAATGAACTATCGGTACTCACGCGGTACTGGTCACAGACTACGGATGCCTATCAGGCTCTTAGGATCTCCCTGGCAGAAGAAGGGGACTCCTTCGTTCTCGGTAGAGGCAACCAACAATACGGTGATGAGTTTGTCCCTGGGCGACGCATTGGATCTAAGGGTGTTACTTGGCTTAACAAGGTGGACAAGGTCACCGGCGCAGTCCAGCGCACACCTGCCGGTGCTGCAATGGATTGGTTTGGTCAATTCGTCAACGCTCCCATGAGAGTCCTCGGGGCTAGCGATGAGGTCGCTATGACCGTCATTGCCCGGTCTGAGGCAGATACGGTTATCCGTGCTGATATAGCACCACGCATGGGCAAGCCCCTTACTGATGCTGCCGTATCAGCAGAGGTAGCGAGGCTCCGTGATCTCCTCTTCATCGATGGTCAGATGTACACACGCAAGACTGTTGAAGAGCGTGGGTTCCGTCAGGCTCGGGATAAGTACCTACCTGGTGCCTTCCGAGAGACCCTCGGCACCGTGGTTGCTGATCGCCTAGGGAAACCTGTAACTGATCCAGCAGTAGTTACTGAGGTCAGCCGCCTCTACAACGCCTCAATGAAAGCCGGTAAGGTTGATCGAGAAGCCATCAAGGCTATTGCAGATGTGACTGAACGGAAGTCTGTGCTTGCTGCCTTGGATGCCTCGGGTGCCCGGGCAAAGGCGCATCCTCTATTCATCCCTGAAGTCCAACGGTATATCGATCAGAATTGGGATGCCACTGTCGATAGCGACTTGGCTCCCTTTGGTGGCAATATGCAACAGGCCGCCGGTGAGGACTATCGAATCCTTCAGCGTGTCTCAGGGGAAATCGAGCGTCGAGTCAAGGAGCAGACTTGGAAGCGTGACTACACCGATATTGCTGATGAAGCAGCACCCTTTGGCTCCCGCATTGTCGGCAACATCGGTAAGGCGTTCTCAACCGCAGTCGGTCATGTACCTGAACTGCAACTGATTGTTCCGTTCATCAAGACCCCTACGAACCTACTTGCCTTCGTTACAGACCGTAACCCCATTGGTCAGGGTCTCGCTTGGGTGCAAGCAGCCAAGGCTGGTGATCAGAAGGCAGCAGCGCAAGCAGCAGGGCGATTGGCTACCGGAAGTGTCCTGTACACCACAGGCATCGGTCTAGCCGCGAGTGGCATGATCACCGGCAAGGGTCCTGTAGATCCCGACATCCGAAAGCAACTCCTGGCATCCGGTTGGCAACCCTATGCCATCAAGGTGGGAGGCGTGTATGTCTCCTTTGGACGCAATGACCCAGTAGCCACCTTCCTTGGAATCGTTGCGGACACTGTGGACATCAGCCGCAGCACCTATGACCCAACCCCTGAGGACAACGGGATCATCATGGGTATCTCTAAGGCTGCCATGATGTCCATTGCGAACAATGTGACTTCCAAGTCATACCTGCGTGGATTGACTACGGCAATGTCAGCGGCCATGGGTGATGAGGCTGCTGCAAACAAGATGATGCGTCAGTTCGCAGGAGCAGTTGTACCGAATGCCTTGGCACAGACTGAGGCAGTCTTTACCGATAGCACTATCTATGAAACCCGTAACGCAGTCGATGCCATCTTGGCTCGTTTGCCCCTTACGGGTGTCTCAGTGGATAAGACTCGTAATGCTCTTGGTGAACCACTGCAAGGCGCAGAGAGCCCTTGGTCTTTTCTGTTCCCTGTTACTGGCACTAGGGCAACCAAGGATCCTGTGAACCGTGCTCTATCGGATTCATTGATCTCAGTCGGTGGAGCCCGTCGAACCCTCCCAGGCAACATTGATCTCAAGCAGATCAAGTTGAAGAACGGTCAGTCTGCCTATGACCGCTATGGGGAACTCACGGGTCAAGTGAAGATCGGTGGGAAGACTGTGCGTGACCAACTGCGCTCCGTGATCTCATCACCGTTCTTCAAGGGTCTCCCTGAAATGGGAACCGATGGGATCACAAGTCCCCGCACATCGCTCATCCGAGGGCAGGTATCTGACTACCGTCGCGTTGCCCTAGAGAAATTAATCAAAGAGTCGCCTGAACTAGCCCAAGCCATGGCTCATGCCCGTGATGTCAAAGCCAATCTTTACCGAGGAAACTGATGCCAGAATTCTATGAACTGAACTACTACGCCCGTACTTTCTACTCAGGTGACGGCGGCACCAATGACTTCCTAGTGACCTTCTATGGGGGAGCACCGCTCGACCCAAGTCATGTACGGGTGTATGTGAATCAGACAGAGATATCGAGTGGCTGGTCTTTCGTGACCATCAACGGTGCAACCTTTGTCCACATCGATGTTGCCCCTGATGGTTCCACACCAGGCAATGTAATGCTCCGTCGATTCACACCGGCGCGTGAGGCTGATCGGGTGATCAACTTTACCGATGGTGATGTACTGACTGCATCAGACTTGGATATGTCGCAGCTGAACTCCCTGTATGTCTCTCAGGAATCCTCGGATCAGTTCCTCGACCAGGGTGGAGCAGGGGTCAGCATCAACTTCGCTGAGACCATTACGGGATCCAAGACATTCACGGGAACTACGACTATTGCTCCTGAAGGATCCTTCAAGTTCCTACAAGGTCTCGACATCATTGCTGACAAGACTCCAGGAGGTAAGCAGTATGTCCTTGGAGCAAACGGTACATCCGGTGATGTCCATTGGGAAGAAACCACCATCAACGCTGGTTCTCTCCCTGCAACAGTAGTCCTCACCGATAGCATTCAGACCATTGATGGGCAGAAGACATTTACGGGTGCTGTGGAGATCAACGCTCCGCTGAAGGTCACCGGATCTGCTGTTAGTGGTAAAGCACTTGTTTCATCAACGAATGATGGATCGGTGGCATGGTCACCCATTGTCAACGCCATCAAGCTTGGATCTGATGTTGCTACACCATCCACGGGCACAGTAGTCATCACACCGGCATCCATTGGTGCTATCGCCGTGGGTGCTACGGGAGCAACACAGACTGTAGCGGGACCCGTGGCATTCACAGGGAGCGTAGGGCTTGGTAGTGATGTGTCTGCATCTGTCTTGAATGTCACCGGCACATTGAAGCTCAACCTTCAAGATGGTGATGAACCTATTGGCAAGGTGCTCACTTGCACAGGTGTTGATGGGACTTCTGCTTGGCAGCCCGCAGCTTCTTCCGGGATTACATCGGTCAATGGATTGAGCGGAACCAATGGAGCAGTCACCATATCAGCGGGTCAGTTAGGTGCTGTGAGTATCAGCGAAGATCAGACTATTACTGGTGCGAAGATATTCAGCAATAACGTCACTCTGGGTACAGACTCCAACGACAACATCTATGTTGGGGGTACTCTGAAGATCCCCGGTGGAACCAACGGTATGGTGCTGATGGCCTCCGGTGATGGAACCCAAGCCATATGGCAGAACGCAACGGCAGCGGGTGTGTCAATGGTCAACGGGGCTACTGGACCAATCACAATCTCCGCTGACTCACTTGTTGCTTACAGCCCAACAGGCTTGTATCAACTTCCGATTGCTACTGGGAATCAGAAGGGCATTATGCAGGTTGGTGGTGGGCTCTCGGTCACCGATGGTGTTGTAAGTGTCAACCAGAACGCAACGCTGCCTATAGCGACTGCTGACATCCTCGGCGGTATCAAGATAGGCAGTGGTCTGTCTATCAACGCATCAACTGGTGTAGTGTCAGCCTCCTTGAATGGAAGTGTTGGAGTCAACCTATTCAATGGCCGTCCTGGGGATGTCACCCCTGTTGAGAATGATTACCAAGCGTCCATGATTAAGAACGCCGATGGATCGGACGCAGCTGTTACTACTGACTCTATTCAGACGATCTCTGCCGCAAAGAAGTTCACAGTCGCACCTACGGTTACCTCATCGGGAACTACTGTAGGAATTAACGGATCTAACGGCGTATCTATTGAGCCAGCGGGTCTTGTAAAGGCACAGCGGGTCAACAAAGATGACCATGTATGGGAAGGTATTTCACCACAAGGTCAGGCAACTTCATTCATCGAGGCTGATGGTGACGCATACTTCTCAGGACTCTTGACAACAGGTCTAGGTTTCTCCAGTCAAGGTGGTCTGACCATCGGACAAAATGCTGGTACGGGAATCTCCATCACAGGAACCCTAAAGTTCAGTGGGTCAGGAGCCCCTAGCGTTGGTAGTGTCATGTCTTGCACCGCAGTAGATGGTCCTGTTGGTACTGTGGCATGGGGACCACCAACGAGTGCTCCTGTAAGTTCTGTTGCAGTTAACGGCGGAACAGCCCTCACAGGCGCAGTCAATATTGTCGCTGATGGCGACGGAGCAGCAAACGGCCTTGGTGCTGTCACTAAGACTGGGGCACAGACCATTACGGGTACCAAGACATTCTCAGTTGCACAGGACTTCCAAGCAGGAATGAAACTCGGTCTTGTTCTTACTGATGACATAGAGGTCAAGGGGACACTACGGATCCCTACGAGCCCCGCCGCCGGTAAGGTTCTTACTTCTGATGCAACGGGTAAAGCAGGTTGGGCACCATCGCTTATTACATCTGTGAGTACCCAAATTGGTGCAGCGTCACCAGTTGCTCAAACAGGTGCTGTACTCATCACTGCTACCAACATTGGGGCTGCAACTACAGGTGCCCTTGCAACCCTTTCAGACCAAGTCACTACAGCAAACACAAACTCAACCAATGCCTACAACACTGCTGTTGCTGCTGCTGGTGTAGCTGCCACCAAACTCAGTTCTGTCACTATCACGACAACGCAGATAGACAACTTAGGTGTGTCTTGCCTAGAGGGACTCGGTACTGCCGCTTCACCTCTGAAGGTTCTAGGGGCTTCTCCATTAGGAGTTGCCGGAGGTGATCTCACCAGCTCCTACCCATCCCCAACCATTGGTAACAACAAGGTCACCTATGGAAAGATGCAGCAGGTACAGGCGGGTTACCGTCTACTGGGAAACCCTGCGGTTAGTGGTCCCGCAAATGTCACTGAGATCTCCTTAGGTGCCGGACTTGGTTTCGATGGGGGTCAACTCAAGAACACAGCGATCCCCACGGTATCCGCTACGGGCACCAACACCTTCACGGGTGCCAACACATTCCAAGGGAATGTAACGGTTGGTGATGCAGCGGGTGATGCTCTTACGGTGAACGCAACGATGTCCACGGTTGCCCCGGTGACCTTGGGTTCGGCTATTGGTAGTGCCTCGCAAATCACAGTTCATGGACCACTGACGATTACTTCGGGGAGCCCAGTGGCAGGTAAGTTCCTCACAACGGATTCCTCGGGGAACACATCTTGGGCGGAACCAGTTGTTCCACCGCAATGGACAATCAAGCATTACTTGGCGGAGAAGCAACTCTTTGGGCGTTGGAACGCTATCGATACCAATCCAGGTCAAGCCAATGACACAGTCGCGGGTGCTGTCACTAGTGTCGCACTCACCACTATGACTGCCGGTATGTACAACAAGTGGCGTGTGTCAACTAGTTCATCTAGCGGTGACCGCCGCGTGGATCTCGTAATTGCGGCTGGGCAGTCTTGCTACTTCGGTCAATTAGTTACAAGTCATTCTGAAACCTTTAACGCTGCGGTTGGTGTCACCTTAAATAGTGTGTCAACAAGTATTACTTCTTCGGGAACAACCATAGGCTCCTCCTATGCAGGGCTAACGCCAACGCTACACAGTGGACCTAAGACAGTTACGGTGTCTACGTTTGGTGGCGGTCGGAACGCCTGGTTCTCCGTGTTCCGAGTCTCCTAAGGCATCCCATGAATACCCAACTCGACCATGAAGTCATGCTTGCCATTGGCCGCCTTGAGGGAAAGCTCGACCTGCTTCTACAGCAGCGTCAGGCTGCCCAAGTGGAACTAAAGGAGTTAGATCATCGCGTTCGTCATCTAGAGCATTCACGCTCTTACATCATTGGTGCAGCAGGAGTCATTGCTGCCATCGTTTCAGCCCTCTTTCAGTACACCCTAGCGAGTAAATAAATATGCAAGTCAAGTATCTCCTGCCTAAGACAAGTAACTTTGCTACTTCTACGACCACCATTGTTGGTCCAGCACAGGCATACAACCCACTTTCATCAACGGTTGGGTTGCTTCTACTGAGTATCGTGAGTACCACCACAGCAACAGTAACACCAACGGGTGCATCAATCATCGAGATCCAAGGAACTGTTGATGATCTAGAGTGGTTTACGCTCCTGAGTGTCCCCGTAAGCTCATTGAAGATTCCTGTCAATGGCTATGACGTTGGTACTACCTTTGGTTCACGGAACTACACACAGATGGTTCAGACAATGCCTCGTATGCGTGTCGTTACTTCGGCAGTACTTGCTACTGGTGCCGGTGCAGCAACCACTTACCTCCGAGCATTGATCCTCAATGGCTGATCCCACCAAGGAAACCCTCAAGAGCCTCCATGCGAGTCTCTGCAATGAGCTGCTGCGCCGGGTTGCCTCAGGGGAAGCAACACCCGCTGACCTCAATGTTGCCCGTCAGATGCTCAAGGACAACCAGGTGGATCAAGTGGCTCTCGCGGGTACCCCAATTCTCCGTCTTGCCCAGCAGCTTCCCTTTGATAATCAGGAAGATCTGCGTACCGGCACCTAAGTATGGAGATAGATCCCCGGCTCAAGGACTTCCGTAATGGACTCCACCTTGTCTGGGCTGAACTTGGGCTCCCTGCACCCACCAAGGTGCAATATGAGATGGCTTCATGGCTCCAAGGGGGTCCCAGGCGATCTGTCACCCTTGCTTTCCGTGGGGTAGGGAAGTCTTGGATCACTTCAGCATTCGTTATGCATGAATTGATGTTGGATCCTACGAAGCAGTTCCTCGTTGTCTCTGCATCCAAGAACCGGGCTGATGAGTTCGCCTCGTTCTGCCGGAAGTTGATGCAGGTAGTGCCTATGTACCAGCACTTGATGCCCAGGGATACCCAAAGGAACTCAGCGATAGCCTTTGATGTGGGTCCTGCGCCACCGAGCCATGCTCCAAGTGTCAAGAGCCTCGGTATCACCGGGCAGTTAACCGGCTCCCGTGCTGATGTAGTCATCCTTGATGATGTGGAGGTAGCCAACAACAGCCTCACCTCCACCATGAGGGAGCAACTACAGGAGCGCATCAAGGAAGTCGATGCAATCATCAAGCCTGGGGGGCGCGTCATCTTCCTAGGGACTCCTCAGAGCGAAGAGTCCATCTACAACATCCTCCAAGAGCGAGGCTATGAGTGCCGCATATGGCCAGCCCTGTACCCCTCAGAGATCGAGATGACCGCCTACGGTGGTCGCTTGGCACCCACGATCCAAGAGGAGTGGACTCAAGAGATCGTTGGGACTCCTACAGAC